TCAGTCACTGGCGGCCTCCTTCACGATGAGGTTGGCGCGGCTCGTGCGCCACACGGTCCAGAGCGTCCCCAGCGCGACCAGCAGGTAGGCTGCACCGCCGCCCCAGGTGTTGCCTGGCCCGCCGTGGGAGGTCGTGCTCTCGGTGAAGAGGCTGAGTGCCCACAGCAGATTGATCCCGACAGCGAGTCCTACGGCGGTCGCCGCAGCCGGACCGTCATGCCACCGGGCTGTCGCGAGACACAGGACGCCGATGACGATCCAGATGACGGCCCACACGGTCAGCGGGAGGAACCGCTCCACCGGATGGCCGGGCGGCGTCCGGATCAAGTAGCTGACTCCCCGGATGAGAGCCTCGACCGCAAGCATGACGAGGAGTGCCCCGTCAGTGAGGAGGAACCCCCTGATCCGCATCGCCGTCGGGCGCGCCCAGGAGGGCAGGTGATCGACAGGCATGTGAATCACCGCCCGTAGACGTAGTCAGCGTCGTCGCCCGGCGCGACGGTCTGGGTGGCCGGTGCGGTGGTGCTGGTCGGGTCGTGCTCGCCCTTCTCCTCGGCCCGAATCGCCGCGAGGACCGCCTGCGCGGTCTGGTCAGCACCCGGGATGCGGGCGAGAGCGTCATGCACCGCGATCTCCACCTGGTCCTGCACAGTGGTGGCGGTGCCGGCGATCATCGCAGCCTCGGCGTCCGCGTCGGTTGCCGTGGAGTCTGACCCTGCGTGTGTCTTGGACGCGGCGACCGCCGGGGCGATGATGCCGAGCACCCACGGAATCAGTGCATCGAGATTCTGCGTCCACTGGTCGGCCTGAACCTCACTTGCGATGCCGAATGCGCCGAGGACACCGACGACGAGGGCGACGAGGGCGTATGCGACCTTCCGGATGGCCCAGGACGGAGCCTTCTTGATCTTGGACATGGTCACTTCTCCTTCGAGTCAGAAGTTCCGGGTACGCCGAGCTTCTCGGCGATCGCTCCGAGCAGATCGGTGCGCGTCCGCCCACCAGTCTGCGGCCAGCCGCCATACGGTCCGGTGATCTTCGCGTCGCCCATGTCCTGGGCGGACAGGGTCATGAGCATCGACCTGCAGTCGGCGGTGTTGTCACGGATCTGCTTGAGCAGTTCACGGTCTTCGGGGGTCATGTCGTCCTCTCCTTCGGAGGTGTCGGTGGCCCAGGCGGACGCCCAGGCGTACTCGCGGGGCGGGATCATGGTGGCGAACTGGTCAAAGGTGACCCACGAGCCGTGCGGGGCGAAACCGCTGTCTGCGAGCCAGACGTGGCGGACGCCGCCGGCGTCGCGGGCGTAGCCCATGACCGCGAGGTAGTGCATGACGAAGCCCCCGCCGTAGCGGAGGCTCTCGGTGGAGGTGTACGACGCCTTCGGGTAGTTGGACGGCGGCACCCAGATGTTCGCGGCGACACCGACCCCTCCGTTGATGGAGGCGACGATGCGCTTCCACAGCGTCTCCTTCTCCTCGGCGTGCGGCGGGTCGTTCGGCATCGCCCCGGTCTGCCAGTTCCCACCGATGCGGGCGTTGAGGACACGGGCGAGCTGTACGACCCCGTTGGTGCCGTTGACCGTGGTCCCCAGCTCCTTAGCGAGAGTGGCCTCGGGGGCCATCTGCCCGGTGCGAGCCTGGATGATGGTCTGCGTCGTGGCTGGTCCGCACCAGTAGTAGGTGTCCTGGCCGATCTCGGCCCGGGAGTAGTCGAGCACCTTCTCGACGGCCTGCACGCTGGTCTGCTTCCCCGGCAGCAGTCGGGATCCGAGGGCCTTGCACCGTGCGAGACGGGACTGCCGGTCTGCCAGGCCATTCGTCCCGCCGTTGATGCTCTTCGTAACGGCGACGACGTCGTCCCGGTCGCACAGGCTGTTGAGCTGTGGTCGGGCGACGGTCCAGTACCAGGCGGGGCCGATGCCCACGTGCTGATCATCGCCGAGGGCCTCGGGATGGTCTACGAAGTAGGTTGCGGTTGGGACCAGGCCCTTACCGTGCGCCCACTTCGACACCGCCGTGTGGTTGTCGCGTCCGGTGATCTGAATCCAGCCGTGGCCACGGAAGCGTGACCAGTCGTCGGTGCCCGGCCGGTTGCCCATGCGCCCGTTGTAGGTTAGCTGGGCGGCGGTCGGCCCCCAGATCTCTGACTGATACTTGAGCCCCACGGACTCGTGTGCGAGCTGCGCGCAGAAGTGCGCGGCCCGTAGGGGCGTGTTGATGCCGGCGGTACGCATTGCCGTCTCGAACGCGGGTAGTAGTGCCGCGTACCGGTCGAGCGAGAGAGTCCCGCCCATGGCTTCGGACAGTGTCTTGGCGTCCATCGGTCCTCCTTTCTCTGGGCATGCGAAAGCCCCCGTGCGTCACGAGGGCGCCGGGGGCTTTCGGTGTTCTGCGTTGTGTGTGGTTACTCTCCGGTTGGAGACGTAGGGGCCAGGCTCTGAGCCCCGCAGGTGATGTCCTCGGCGATCTCGGTGCCGTCGGGCCACACGCCGCCGGGGTAGAAGTCGGCGGGGTTGGTCCAGTCGGAGCAGTCGATGTCCTGGCCGGGGGTTCCTCCGAATATGGCGTGCACAAGCCATCCGATCAGGTCTCCGATGGTGTTGAAGATGGTGCTGATGATGTCCACAGGGTCTCCTCGTCAGTCAGTGGTCACCTCATAGTATCGGCTGGGATACCGCTGTCGTTTCATGACTCCTGGTAGGGGTCGATTTCTGCCCAGTACACAGTTCCGGAGACTGTGAGCCTTGTCGCCGATGAGCCGCCGAGCCAGGTCACTTTGGCTGCGCCCGATCCCCCGTCTCCCACGTCTGCTGCACTGGTGCCTGACACCCCGGAGCGAATGTCGCCGTTGGCCATGACGCTGTAACTCAGGTATCCCTGGTACTTGGTCGTGTCCCCCACCTGAATGTTCCCTCCAGGTCCGGCCAGTCCGGCAATGTTGAGAACGACACTGATGAGTCCGATTTTTCCTTGGGACACCGGGTTGTCGAACAGTGTTACCGGCGGTGCCCCGACAATGTTCCTTGGCGGGAGGGTGATCTTCGTCCATGTCAGTCCCCCACCGAGCTTTCCGATAAATTCAGTTGCGATTGCCATGTTTCAGACCTCCGTGATCTTGTGCAGTTCCATCGTCGACTCGTCCAGCCAGAAGTCGCCGACGACAGCGCCGGGGATGGTTTCCGGTGGAGGTCCGTCTCCGGAGAACGTCGATGGTCGGTGCAGGACCACGTCCCGGAGAGCATCGATGTCTGAGCGTGAGGCTTTGTCCGCAACCGCACCGCTGACCTGGTTGTCGACATAGCCCTTGGTGGCTGCGTGAGTACTCCCCGTCGGCGTGGCCACCGAGGTTGTGCCGTCCGCCCCACGGCGCATGATCCGGCCGGCAGTGGCCTGGTACGTGGCTGATGTGACGTCATCGACGGTGTCCTGCAGGCCACTGACGTCGCCGATCTGGTGGGTGTGGACAGTGTCTGCCTTGTCCGCGAGGCCTGGGACTCTCGGGGCGTCCGCGGTGCCTGCGAGGTCTCCCGCCAGCTTCATCTTGCCTTTGATCGTGGGGGTGGCGTCCGGCACACCGGAGGCTACAACCTCCGCCGCGGACTCAGCGGACAGTCGGGCCTGCTCGGCAGAGTCCGCCGATGCTGTGGCGGAGGTTGCCGAGGCGGTGGCCGCTGACTGGGCGTCGGCTTTGATCGAGTTGAGTTCGGTGCGGACATCCGAGGCAGCGTTCGTAGCCGCGTCCTGCGCCTGAGAACAGGAGTCCGCGGCGGACGCTGCGTGCCCCTGGGCGATGCCCCGGGCTTCCTCGGCCCCTGTCTGTGCGTCGACCGCCTCATTCTTCGCCGCGATGGCCTCCGAACGGTTCTTCCACGCAGTATCCATGTAGGTCTTCGCCGCGGTCGCCCGGCTGTCAGCGGTTGTCTCCGACTCAGCGGCGTCCCTGGCGGAGGACGCAGCGTCCGACGCCGAAGTGGCCGCGGCGCTCGCCCGGTCCGCAGCGGCGGCCCCGGCTGACAGGGTGTCGTCGAGAATCTCCTGCGTGGCGTCCCTGTGCTCACCGGCGAGGGTCGCCGACCCAGCGGACTCGGTGGCGGAGGTGGCGGAGCGCTGTGCGGCGGCGTCCGCATCGAGGACTGACTGCGCCGCCGCCGCTTCCGCCTGCAGCACTCGCTGGGCGGATCCGACGATGGCGGCTGATTCGGCGGCAATCTGGGCTGACGCCCTGGCGTCTCGGGCAGCGGCCTGGGCGGCGAGGACGACCTCGGGCGCCCAGTCGAAGTTGTCTTCGAGGAGGTCGAGAAACTCGATGGACTCTTCGTCCGGCACCACGGCTTCGACGGTGTGGGATGCGCCGTCGCCAGCGATAACGAGGACTACTTCGCCGGGGTCCAAATCCATGGTCGCGGCGCCGTCGATGAGTGCGGTGCTGCGTGGTTCGCCGGTGATTGCCGCGGTCCCGCCCGGGCGAAGGCGCGGGGCCCTGGCCGTAATGGTGCCATCGGTCGGGAAATTGTCGACTGCTGCGAACAGGAAGTTGATGGTGGTCATGGTTCTCCTAGGTTGGGTTCTTTTCGTCAGGCACGGTGTCCTGTCCCGGATTGAGCAGCCGGTTGTCGAACTTCACCGCGCTCATCCAGGCATTACGGGCTCCTCCGTCCCACCAGCGCCATTTGCCTGACCATGCCCTGACCCTGATCCAGCAGCCGGGCTCAGGGATCACCACCATGAACACTCCGGGGATGGACCCGTAGTCACCGCCTGTGGTCTGGTCCACCACCACCGACCGCACCAACGACCCGTCAGGACGGACCACATCGACGTAGATTGCGGACAGGTTGCTTCCGTCGAATCCGGTGGACCGGACATGTGCGTAGCAGACCACCAGCCACAGGCCCGCCTCGTCGAGGACGATGTTCTTCCCCTTCTCGACGTGTGCGCCCTTCGACGGTCCGAGTTGCGACTCATACGGGAGCCAACGTGAATTGTCCCCGAAGATGTTCCACTCTGAGTTCACGTTCACTGACTGGAATGCGGCGCAGTAGCCGCGCACGAACTCAAGCAGGTCCGTGCGCGACATCAGTGACTCCTGCCCGTCCTTCACGTCCTTCACCACGGTGCCGGACTCGAAGAAGGACGCCGCCCACGAACCGATGGTGTTCCCTATGCCCGCGATTCCGGCGGCGAGCGCGGACCCGATCCCTCCGATGATCGATCCGAAGAAAGTGTTCTTGCCGTCAGCCCACGGGGCGATGACCCTGCTGCCGACGGTGGCGAGCATCGTGGACTCGGTGACGTCCTTGAGTCCCTGGATCTGGGCCATGGTCATGGACGAATCGGCGGTGGGGTGCGACCCACCCGGTACGACGGCCATCAGTCCTGCTCCTTCGTGTCAGTTGTGTCGTCGAGCGCGTGGCGTAACCGGTCACGCTGCGCTGGGGTCATCGAGGCGACGAGGTCCTCGACGGTGCCGTCCGCATCCACCGGCGGTGGGGTGTCGCCCCATTTCCCCGCGGTTGCGGCCCACGCGGTCTCCCCCGCCGGGCCCGACGGTGGGGTGTACCACCTGCGCTGGAGGTCGGGGAGGTGGCGGAAGCCGCAGTCGTGGAGGTGCTTGGACCAGACCTGCAGTGTCGTGGGATGGACGAGGAGGGGCACGTCGCGGGGGCCGGCGGGCATGGCGACGAGCGCCCAGGCCGCGAACTCCTCCGGGTCATCGGGGTTGCAGTCCGGTTGCATGGGGATTCCGGTTTTCATGTCAGTCCCATCTCCTTGAGAAGGCTTGCAAGCGCCTTGGTCTTCGAGGTCACGGCAGTGACGGGGTCGTGGTCGCCTTCGAGGTCGCCGACGGTGATCTCCCAGGTGTGGGGATCGGTGGCCGACCAGTCGAGGGTGAGCTTCGAGACCTGCTCGACGACCACTCCCCCGCCCATGTCGGTCGGGACCTGGACACCGATCCGGTCACCGAGGAAGAAATGGCCCTGGCCGTGGTCTCCGACGAGGTAGGGTCTGCCGTCGCCGATCTTCGCGGTGGCGGTGACCTTCTCCCTGGTCTTGTGCCACGCTGAGCGCATCGCCAGGACACCGGAGAGGGTGTAGGCCTGCACATTGCCGCCGAAGTCCTCGAGGTAGTGCGACCACCCCATCTGCGAGGTGCGCTCGACCCCTTTGTAGGAGGCGAAGGCGAGGATCGTGTCCTCGAACATCGGCTTGAGCATCGTCCACGCAGGTTCCGCCAGGTTCGGGACGAGGAAGTAGTTTGCGACGGTCTGTCCGATGAGCTGGACCGCCGCCTCCATTCCCTCGTTGATGCCAGGCATGGACGTACCTCCGACGACGACCTGTCCGATGGTCGCCGGCGTCCAGGTCACCGTCGTCTCCTCCGTGGTGGAGGTCGAGCTGCCGCCGGTGGTCCCGTCATCGCGGTACACGACCCAGGGCTGCTCAGGTGAGACGCCGAGGAACCCGGACACCGCGTACGACGGGGCGTTGAGCACCGTGCCTGTGTCCGCTCGGACGTCATCGACGAGGTCGTCGGCGACCTCCAGCAGAGTGCGGGACAGGCCACCGAGGACTGTGCCGCCGACCGCGGTCTGCCCGAACCATCCGGACTTGTCGACGATGTCGATGACCAACTGCCCGGCCTTCCACAGGTTCGCCCCAGCCCAGGGCTGGGGGTCCCCGGGGAGCCAGCGGCGGCACTCGACCATCAGACCGCCATCAGCGAGCGTGTCGGCAGCCATCTCGTGGAAGGTGTCGAAGCGGGACTGGAGGATCGTCCACTCGGAATCGTCGAGGAGCAGGGCACCGGGCTTCACGACGATCGGCCAGCGCTTGTAGTCCAGCGACTGCGTCCAGGAGTTGAAGTCCAGCGGGTCATCAGGCAGTGCCCACAGGTTGCCCTGCATACGCAGGAGGTTGACCATCAGCGTGAGCTTCAGCGTCCACACCGCCGGGCCCGCCAGTCCCCACACCCGGGGGAACTGAAGTGCCGCCGGGGTGAACGGATTCGGCCAGACGAGAATGTGCTTGAGCTCCTCGTAGTCAGAGAGGAACTCGATGGTGGTCGTCTGCTCACCGTCGGCGTTGCGAGTCGTGGCGACCGAGGATGCCCGGCCGGACCAGCGGGCCCCGTCCTTGTCGACGGTGATGTGCAGATTCTTCGTCGACCGGCCGCGGAAGTCCATCGCCCAGATCGCCAGGTGGTGGTCCGCCGGCAGCACCAGGTTGCCCTGGCCGGTGTCGTTGAGCACCCAGTCAAAGGACGCCTCGAACTCGCCACGGACCACACCGCGGAGGTTCCAGTCGCCGTCCCACATCCGCACCAGTGGTGGTTCACGGCGGATCCGCTCGCGGGTCTCAGCACGCGCGTCCACTTCTGCGCGGATGTTCCGCAGTCTCGCAAGGTCAATTGCCGGCACGGTCACTCACCTCCCCACGGTCGGAGCCACTTCGTCTCCACACTGATCTGTGCGGTCGCACCCGCCAGTGCCCCGACAGTTCCCCAGGCGTCGGTGATGGCCTGGGCGATGTAGGGGGCGACGAGGTTGTCGAGGACGTTGAAGGACAGCCAGTCGATGATCGGGCCGGTCGCCGCCTGTAGTGCGGTTCGGATCTCGGCGGCGAGCTGCTCCGGGGTCCGGGTCATGAACCAGTTCGCGCCCTCGGCGGCAGCACGGGCTTCGATGCGGGTGGTGACCCACTCGCGCAGTGAGTTCGGCAGTGCCCACTCCAGTTCAGGCAGTGGGTCGATGCGGACCGGCAGAGTCGTCGGCCTGGTCCTCGGAGGGACCGGCTTGCGGAAGAACGCGCCGTTGAGCTGAGCCCACAGGCCGTCACCCCAGTCCCCGCCGTTGTCGGACGACCAGATCGTCTGGTTCAGCGGGTCCGTGTCCACGACGACGTCGCGGCCGAGCGGCTGGTGCGGCAGCCAGGTGAGGTCATCGAGCTCACCGGCGGCAATGTCCGGGTTCGGCAGCGCCCACTTCGCCGGGGAGGTGAGTGTCCAGCGCGGCCACGCCTCCACATCGCCGGGGTTGGTGATGGTGACCGTCGGGCGGAAGTGGACACCGTCGAACACGACCTCGTCGGTGATCGTGTGGCCACGCCACCACGGATCCAAAGCCAGCAGGGTGATCTCCCACTCCGCGGCGGCCTGCGAGTGCGGGTCCACATCAGAGTTGAGCTTCGGGGCCTCGGCGAGGCGGACCTTGATCCACCGCTGCCCGGACTCCGGGGTCTCCACCCGCAGGACCGCGTCCCGGTCGTAGGCCAGGGCGCGGCGCAACTGCCCGTCGGTGACCGCCCACTGCTGCGGGTCATCATCGAAGGTCAGGAGATTCAGGACGATGTTGCGTTCCTCGACCCGGTGGCCGAGGTACGTGGTGCCGGCGACACCGGCGCGGGGCTTCGTCGAGACAGTGACCGGTGCCTCGAAGAGGTCGCCGACCGAGCCGGTGAGCATGCGGGCCGGTGAGTCCGCGGCACCGGGGCCGTGTAGAACCCACATGGAGTCGTCTACGCCCTCGAGCATGATCTTCGCCAGAGTCACACTGGCCTCCTTTCAGAAGGTGGTGCCGGTCAGACGCCGGCGGTGGCGCGGGACTGCTTGGCCTGCAGTCGCCGGTACTCGGCGAACGCCCTGGACGGGTTGTCGACGGAAATGTTGATCGTCGTCTGCGAGGCCTGGACACTGCCGGCGCTGGTGCGGTCGGCATGCTCATCGAGGATCCAGTCGACGACAGCGCCCGGCCCGGACGAGTTCAGAAGCTCCGCCATCTGCGGGGACTGCCCGACGCTGCGGGAGTTGATGACCGCCTCGCCACGGGACAGGTTCGCCAGGACGTCGTCGCGGCGAAGGCCACGACCGCCAGTGACGATCCCACCGTCGCGGAAGCCGGGTAGCTTGCCCTTCCACTTCGCGAGCTTGCGCTCGGCCGTGGCCATCTGCGTGTTGTAGCGTCCCGGGTAAGCGGAGACCTGGACGCCCTGGGCGACTGCCCCGGGGTCCATGGACTTCCAGTTCGGGAACTTCTTCACCATCTGGTTGAAGAACATCGAGGCAGAGCCTCGTGCGTTCATCCGATCGGCGATAGCCCCCCATGCGCCGTTGTTGCGCTGCTGGAAGACACCGGAGGAGTCATAGTCCGAGCCGACGGCGTCGTGCTTGTACTTCAGCGACGCGGTGTCGACCGAGGAGGCCCACATCTTCACCGGGTTGCCGGCCTCCACCAGCGCGGTGGCGACACCGATCTTCGCGCCTTGGAACCCCAGACCACGTTCAGCAGCGGCCTTTGCGATCTCACCGATGTAGAAGGACTCGCCGAGCTTGTACTCGCCACGGGACACCGTGCCCGGCGCGACCCGCTTCACGGTCGCGGTGGAGGCGGGCTTCGTGGCGGCGGCGATGTCCTTGTTGACCGCGGTCTCGCCTTCTCCCTTCTCGTCGACGGCGTAGAGCTTGTCGGCCTGGTCCTTGGCCTGCATGATCGGCGGGAGGGAGTCCTCGAAGCCGAAGACGGACAGCAGGTCCTTGGTCATGCCCTTGGTCCAGTCGGAGGCGAACTTGCTGGTGATGTCGGACCAGGATTTCGGGGAGTCGTCGGTGGTGGCGGTGAGTGCTGCGGTGTTCGCGGCGTTGACCTCGACGACGTTGGGGTCGGATCCGGAGCGGGAGCCGGAGCCTCCGCCGGTGGACGTCGCTGTAGAGGTTGTGGTCGAGGCGTCCGCCTTGGGGCGCATCCAGGCCCAGTTCGTGGCACCGGAGAGGTTGTATCCTGCTGCGCCACCGCCGAGTTGGCCGTTGCCGCGGCCGCCGCCCATTTCGGCGTTGATGCCGTTCGGAAGGGTTGAGGCGGTGTGCCCGCCCCACGGTCCGCCGTTGTACCAAGCGGTGCGGAACGTGCCCGCCGGCCCCTTGCCCATGGTGAATCCCCAGGATCGCAGGATGGACTCCTGTGACCCGGTGGCGAAGTTGCGCTGGCGAGGGTTGTGTCCGGTGAGGAATGCGGCCAGGGACCCGGCGGTGTAGGAGCAGTCGCCCCACTGGCCGGACGGTGGGTAGTTGTTGTACGGCGCGCCCTCGAGTGGGCGGTCCATGCGCTGTCCTGCGACGGTCTTGCCTCGGGCGAAGTCGAGCATCTCCTTGCCGGTGCGGATACCTCCCTTGGCGAAGCGCTGCGTGACCTTCTGCGGCCCGTCGCCGCCGGGGATGGTCGAGGTGATGGGCTGTCCGTCGGTGCCGAGGACGGTGTATCCCATGATCTCCGCGGTTTTCGCGAGGATCGCCGAGGACCGCCGGCGCTTGGAGCGGGCGAGCGGAATGTAGGCTTCGCCGCCGGTCTCCGGCTCCGCCCAGATTCGGACAGGGCCAGCGCCAGCGGCGATCTGTGCGACGTGCTTCTCGCGGCGTCCGCGGACTGAACCACCGGCATTGTGCTCGACGCCTCCTCGTGCGTAGGCGACTGAGCCGTCGGCGGAGATCCATCCCTCGACGATGCCGCCGATGTTGAAGGGGAGATGGTCGCTGATGAAGCTGCCGACGGATCCGATGAGGGAGCCGATTCCGTCGAGGAGGCCCTGGACGACATCGCGGCCGGCGTTGTAGAGCCACTGGCCCGCGTTGGCGAAGGCGTCCTTTACCTTGCCGGGGATTTCCTGGACCTTGTTGATGAACTCCGTGGCCTTCTGCTTGGCGGTGGAGACCCACTCGCCGAGCTTCTGCCCGATCGCGGATACTGCGCTGGAGATTCCGGACTTGATCGAGTTCCAGACGTTGCTGATCGTGTTCTTGATGCCGTTCCAGACCGAGGACACCAGTCCGGTGAACGCGGCCCACTGGCCGGACACCCACCCGGATATCGCGGACCAGACGCTCGTGATGATGTTTCTGATCCAGTTCCACACCGCGGTGAAGATCGAGACGATCCCGTTCCACACTGCAGAGACCACACCGGTGAACACAGCCCAGGCTGCGGAGAAGAACGCGGCGATGGAGTTCCAGACGGTCGTGACGACCAGGACGATCGTGTTCCACACGGTCTGGAAGATCAGGACGATCGTGTTCCACACGGTCTGCACCAGCAAGGTGAAGATCGCCCACGCGGTGGTGAAGAAGGTGGAGATCATCGTCCAGGCCGTCGTGAAGACGAGCTTGATTCCCTCCCACAGCAGGGAGTAGAACGTCTTGATCCCGTTCCAGACGGTCTCGACGTTCGTCTTGAAGTTCTCCCACGCGGTGGTGAAGTAGTCCTTGATGGCAGTCCACGCGACGGTGAAGACATTCTTGATGCCGTCCCACAGGCCCGAGAAAAAGTCCTTGATGCCGTTCCACACGTTCTCGGCGGTGGTCTTGATCCCGTCCCACAGGCCAGTGAAGAAGTCGGCGACGCTGGTCCAGACGGACACAGCAGTGTCCTTAATCCACTGCCACGCCGTGCCGAGGAAGTCCATGAACGACTTCCAGATCTTCTTACCCAGCTCCGTCTTCGTGAAGAACCAGACCAGTGCCGCGACGACAGCGACGATGGCCGCGATGATCGCGACGATGGGGTTGGCCATGATCACGGCACCGAACGCCTTGAACGCCTTCGACGCCATGCCGACAGCCTTCACCAGGCCGGACTTGAACACTCCGGCGACCTTCGACACTGCGCCACTGATCTTCCCGAAGGACTGCTTCACGTTGCCGAGGGCAACGAGCTTCTTACCGACCCCGGCTGCGGTCGTGCCGAGCTTCGCGATGACAGGGTTCGCAGACTTCGCGCCCTCCATCATCTTCACCAGAGCGCCGCCGATGCCGCCGCCCTTACCCGCTCCGATGACGCCGGACAGGAACTTGAACGCCCCAGACGCGGTCTTCGCCCCACCACCGATCTTCGTGAACATCCCGGAGACGAATCCGAGGGTCTTGAAGCCGGTGAATGCGCCGACGACGGCGGTGACGAGGGCAGGGTTGTCCTTCATCACGTCGCCGAGGGTTTCCAGGGCCGGGGTGATGACGTCGGCAATGATCGGGGCCAGGGCCGCGAGGACGCCGGTGAGGGCCGCGAAGCCCGCCTGCATTCCCGCCTGGCCCAGTGCCCCGGCGATATCGCCGAAGGCCGGGGCGAGTCGCTGCGCGGCCTCCCACAGCTTGCCGAAGGACTCCCCCAGGTTGCCGAACATGGTCGAGGAGTCACCGGTGCCGGCGAAGCCGTCCTTGAACTCCTGGATCTTGCCCTTCACCTGGTCGATGGTGTCCATGACCTGCTGGGCCTGCGCCGGATCCCCGAACGCCTTCGCCCACAGGTCATTGTCCTGCGTCCCGGTGGAGAAGTAGTCGATGCTGGCCTGCAGCTTCGCGTTGACGTCGTCGATGACGCCGGTCATCTTCCCCATGATCTCGGGGGCCTTGGCGAACGCTCCCTTGAGCAGGGTCTCGCCGACGCGACCGAGAGCGGCGTCGACGTTCTTCATCGCACCGGAGAACGTCTGGCCGGACTTCAGTGCCTGCCCGCCGATCGCCTCGTCCATGGCGTCCTGAAAGGTCTTGAAGTCGATCTCGCCCTTCGACGCCATGTCGGCGACCTCTTCGGCAGTCTTGCCGAGGTGCTTGGCCAGCGCAGAGGTCGCGGGAATGCCGTTGTCGCGCATCTGCGCCAGCGTCTCGCCGGTGACCTTGCCCTGCTCAGCAGCCTCCGTGAAGATCGGGCTGAGCTCACCGAAGTCCTTTCCGGTGAATGCTGCGGCGTCTCCGACCTCCTTGAGGACGCGCTGCAGGTCATCCCCCGGCTTGATTCCCGCCGCCAGGGCGAGAGCCGCGGTGTTCGCCGCATCCGAGGTGGCGAACGCGGTGCCCTTCACCGAGGCCGTGACGTCCGCCATCGCGGCGTCGACCTGCTGGGCGGACCCGGTGATGGTCTGCAGCTTCGCGCGGGCCTGGTCGATGGCGTCCAGGCGGTTGAACCCGGCGGTGAGAGTCTTGGCCAGGACAGCGCCGGCGGCGACACCGGCGCCGACGACACCTGCCTTGAGCGTCTTGCCGATGCCGGCGGACAGCTTCGATCCCATCGACTGGCCGGACGTGCTGGCGGTCTTCTCCGCCGCGCCGAACGCCTGCTTGATGCCCGGCGCGATCTTGCTGGTCTCAGGGACGATGGAGACGTAGGCGACTGCGAGTTCGTTGGCCACGGCGGGCTCCTCTCGGGTGGTGGTGCGGAAGCCACCCCGGTCGTCACATGCCGAGGAGGGCTGCGACGTTGGCGGCGGAGGTGGCGGACTTCTTCCCGCCGATGGTCTTCTTCTCGTGCTCGGTGACCCCGGGTCGTGGGATGGGCTTGGGCCGGTTGCGGTTCTTCTGCCCGTCCTTTGACTTCGACCAGACCTGCCAGGTGAGCATGTCGACCATGGATGCCATGAGTTGACGGTCGGGGTTCCAGAGGCGGTCCTCGTCGCCGACCTGGGATGCGTACACCGCTGAGTTTTCGTCAGCCTGGTCGACCATCACCCAGATGTCCCGCCAGTTCAGGCGGTCCGTGCCGTCGGCCAGCCACCGCAGGCGGAGACCGACCCGGATCAGGTCAGCCTCCAGGGCTAGGCGGTGGGCGGTGTCTGCTCGGAGCCATCGGTGGAGGCCGAGGATTCCCCCAGGGAGGCGACCCCCACAGTCTGGTCGCCGTTGACCCAGGCTTCGGTGAACTCCTGGAACTCGCGGAGTGGGAGGGCTCGGATCTGGTCGTGGGAGGTGGTGTCGCCGCGGTCGACGGTTGCGGCCTTGATCATGGCCGTGGTCATCTCCTGCTCGGACCTTCCGGAGTTGTCCTCCAGGAAGCCGTAGGTGATGCAGTCCTCCTGCCAGGGGACGGTGATGTCGGCGCCGGTGGCGTCGGAGTGGAAGTGGAACTTCTCGAGCATGACGGGGTCCTGTCTGCGGCGGTCGCCGCGGTGATGGTGGAAGTAGGGACGGGGTCAGGGGTGAAGCAGAGGGGGCCCGAGGTGACCCCGTCGAGAGTCCTCGGGCCCGGGTGCGGCTACGCCTCGGGCGCGGCCGGGGTTTCGAGTGCGGCGACTCGGGCGGCGAGTGCGTCGAAGTCGGCCTTCGTCGGCACGTCGGTGGTCTTCGCGAGACCGGACACGTCGGGGATGTCGGCCTTCGCTGCCAGGCCGGAGACGTCCGGGATCGCGGTCGTGTCCGCCTTCTTCGCGAGACCATCGTCCACGTACTTCTTCGACGTGGCGTGCATGTCAGCGGAAGGCACCAGGGCCACAGCAACGTTGCCGGACGAGGACCTGGCCGCGACACTGTTCGCGTCAGCACCGGACGACACGTAGTTGTAGGTAGCGAACTCACCGTTAATACCGGTGCCGTAGATCTTGTTCTTCTGCGTGGTCGGCAGTGCAGTGAGTTTCCCCGCGAGACCGGAAGTGAGCGCCGTGGCGTCCGCCTTGTTCTCCCGGAGGTCCGCGACACCCTGCGTCGCGGCCTTGACTTCCTCGAGTGCCTGCTGGATGCCTGCCTCGATGTTGTTGAGGTTGTCCGCCTCCAGGTCGGGGGCGGAGTCGTTGACCCACGTGTTGGGGCTGTATTCGGCCACAGGAATCACCTCTCCTTCTGTTTCGGTGGCCCATCCCCGAGCCGCGAGCTCGGAGATGATGAACGGCGCGAGCACCTGCTCGCGGGTTTGGGTCGAGTAGTGCAGTCCGTCCGAGGTCAGGCTGCGGGGCACGGTGTCCCCGTCGATAGCCGTCTGATCGTCAGCGGTCGGTGTCAGCCCGAGGGTCTGCATGCCGTGGGCGATCATGTGACCCCGGATGTCGATTGTGTTGTCCGGGAATGCGGCGGCGAGCGCGGCATGCTGATCGACCGCCGTCGTGTGGCCAGCTGTGCCGGTGACCTCCGACGGGCCCGAGGTGCGGGCCGCGACGAGGAACCGCGGCTGGTCAACAGTCGCCTTCAGTCGATCGACCATGGCCTGGACCGCGGACACGACGCCGGTGACCCGGGTTGCCCCGGCGAACGCCGAGTCGTTGCCGCCGACCCAGATGATCTGGGTGCATTCGGCGTACTCCGGGTGATCGACGACGTCCTGGGAAACGAACTCGGTACCGGCCGCAACCGTCACCGGTCCGGCAGGGGCAGTATCCGGGACGAAGTGCCCGCAGAACGTGCCATTGCTCCGGGACGAGACCGGCATGCCCTCCGGCGTGTCCGCCTGCGTGAGGATGGTGAGTGTCCCTCGCTCCCCGGACAGCTCCATCGGCATTGTCGATGAGGAGGACCGGATGTTGCAGGGCGTCCTGTCCGCCTGCAGGCCGACGATCACCGGTTCAGCACTGGTGATTTCCACCGCGGTGGTTGTCGAGAGGACGATGCCTCCCTGCCTCACCGCGACGGTGCCGGCCTCCTGACCGGAGAGGCCGCGGTTCACCGTCTCCTTGATCGTGGAGGACAGCAGCGGGAGTCGATGGCCCCAGCTGAACCCCTCGGTCTGGGAGTCGCCGTAGGCGACGATGATGTCGCTACGAGATTCCGTCATCAGTGAACCTCCCTACTACTTCTTGGTCGGGTGGAGCCCCACGGTCGGGTGGAGGCCCGCTCGGGGCCTCAGCCCGGTCACGGGGCCGGGGTTTCCCCCGAGTCATCACCGTCATCTCCACCGCCGGTGCCGCCAGCAGCGGCGACCGGGGTGATGTGGGTGTAGACGTTGTTGCCGGCAGCGTCGATGAAGGTCTCCATGGTGACCTCGTACTGGACGATGTCGGAGTGGACCCAGGTGATATCGGAGATCTCGGAGATCTGGCCGTCCGGGATGACCTTGCGGACCTTCTTGCCGTCATCGTCGAGGATCTCCATGACCCAGGTGCGGTGCGGCAGGGTCTTGGAGTTCTGGATGACGGTGATCGAGCCGTCCGCGGCGACGGTGACGTTGTCCGGGCCGTAGACCAGCTTGAGGACCTCGGCGTTCGCTGCCTCGGCGAGGACGAAGCTGAAGGTCTGGTTGTACTCGTTCTGGAGGACGCGGATCGTGTCACCGCCCCAGGCCTTCTTCTTCTCGGTGTCGCGCTCGGCGGTCTCGGTGACGCCGTCCTCACCGATGAAGCCGACGGAGACCAGGCCAGCAGTGGCCAGGTCAGTGTCGGCGGTCGGGAGGGCGTCGGCGGTGAGCAGGCCCGTCGGGTAGACCCAGAGGCCTCCGACGGAGTCCGGGATACCGGCGAGGACGTTGGCGGTAGTGCCACGTGCCATGATGATTCCCCTTTCGTGGGATCGGAATGTGTGGTCAGTTCACGTGCGCGGCGAGGCGGAGCTCGCCGGTGAACTGGTAGCGGACCCGGTCGTTGCGATCCGGGTCCGGGTAGTAGGCGGGGCCGCCCATCTCCACCCACCAGCGCACGAGGACACCGGCTGCGCGGTGTCCGCGGCCGGCTACGAGAGCCGCTCGGGCCTGGTTGGCAAGATCGGCGGCGTCCGCCGGATCGGTGGCGTAGCAGGAGATGACCATGGTCGCCGCGTCGGTGACGCGGTTTCGCATGACACCGCCGGCGCGGGCCACCCGGATGTACCGCTCCGGTGGGGTGCGGGGCGGTGTCTGGTAGACGGGGATGCTGAGGGCGTCGGAGAGGAGCGCCTTGGCGACGAGCTCGGCGTTCGGCAGGGCCGGGGTCGGGCCCGGCACCGGATCAGGTGCGGTCACTGGGCTCAACCCCTGCCTGCGTCGAGAGCGCGCTGCAAG